ACCAGCAGAAAGTTCGTCGCGATCGCGTCGCCAACGCCGAGCAACTGGTCACCCGCCCCAATCTCATCTCCGGATGCGTTGTCGAACGGGTCCGTCAGGCGGAACGCGCGCGCGGGGCCCATCCGCGCACGGAAGAAGGCGAGCAGCGCGGCGATGTCCGCTTCCGACCGCACGCCCGGCCCCACGTCATAGCGGGTGCGCGGCTCCGCCCAGTCGGCGTTGCGCTTCTCCGCCCCGCCTGCGCTGGTGACGATCGCGGTGGAAAGCTCCGGCGCCACCTCCGCCTCCCGGCCCAGCGCGAGCGGAAAGCGCACGTCGTCGAACGCCTGCATTCCATCCTCCCCCTCGTCGAAGTGCACAAAGCCGTCGCGGATCACCTGCGGCAGCGCCCAGAGGAAGGTCGCCGCGACGCCCCGCGCGCGTGCCGTCTCCGCCGCGCGGTCGATCGCCTGCCACTGGTGGGAGTCCTCCGGCCGCAGCACGAAGCCGGCGAAATACTGCTGCCGCTCGGGCGGATAGCCCAGCCGAGCCTCCGCCGCCGCCACCCCGCGCGCGGTCGCCGCGACATTGCCGGCCGCCGCCCAGTCATAATCCTCCAGCTGGAGCACATCGAATGCTGGCGAGGCCCAGCCGACCGGCAGGTTGGCCCGCTTGAGCTCCGGTGCAGCGGCATCCAGCACCGTCGGTAGAAAGGCGAGCAGCAGCGTCTCCGCCTCCGGCGCCACCTGCCGCACCGCGGCCGTCAGCGCCGACGTCGACGCCGCCAGCACGGCGCCTGCCCGATCGAGGGCGGCGGTGTGATCCGCGTCCAGCGGCTCGCGCACGCTCGCGATCGCAACCGGGTGAAGCGCGCCGCGCGCCGCATCGTCGTACAGGCACGGCCCCCCGTCCGGCATCACCCACCACCACGGCTCGCCCACCTGGAACCGTACTGCCAGGCCAGCTTCGATGGCCAAGGCGACAAACGCCTGCGCGACCTGCTGCAGGTACGCCATCGCGCCACCATGCGCCGGGGAAAGCAGCGCCGATGGTGGCTCCCATCCGGTCAGCGCAGGCGCTCCGTCCACCGCACGCTGCTTCCAGTCGCCCCGGCAATGCCCGTCGAGCAGTTCGTAGGACAGCGACCAGATCACGCCATAGCCGAGCGCCTTCGCCTCGGCGGCGAAATGCCGGTGCCAGGCGACACACGGCGCGTTCAGCACGCCCCCGGCCAGACTCGCGTACAGACCGCCGCCGTCTGCCTCGAGCCGGAAATAATGGCTCATGCCGACATAGTGGACGATGCTGCCGCGATACCCCAGGTGCAGCGCGTTACGCAGCAGCCGCGCGGGCGTCAGGTGATAGCTGTCGTCATAGCCGCTTGCGATCGACAGCCCATGTTCGGGCAGGATCGGCGCGCCAATCGTCAGCACGGAATCCGGACCCTCGCAGACGATCTCCGAAAGCTCGACCCACCCCTCCGCCGGCACCGCCAGCAGCGCGTCTCCGCCGTCGAAGCCGGGCGCGACCAGCGACACGAACATGCGGTCGACATCCCCGGCCCACAGCGGATCGGCATCGTCGGGCAGTTCGAACCCGCCAATCGCGATGGCAAAGTCGATCTCGACCAGCGCGTCCTCGGGCGTGCCCGTGGCATAGTTCCACAAGCGCACATACCAGGACCGCGGCGCGCCCGCGGCATCCCGCCCTTCCCAGCCGACACCATCGGCGGTGAGGTCAATCGCATAGCTTTCCGCCGGCAGGGCAAAGGCGGCACCGTCCGCCGGCAAGCCCTCCACCCGGTCGATCGCGGTCACCGGCTGCACCGGCAGCGGCGACCAGCTGGCCGCCGCCGGCACCACCGCCTGCCAATCGCGGTCGATCAGCGCATGGCCCGTAAACGCCTCGCACACCGCAAAGGCCGTGGCCGCGGCTTGCGCCAGGACCGCCGCTTCCTGGATCACCCCGATGCGCAAATGGGCGGCGGCTGCAGCGCAGGCGGCAGCGATCGCCGCCTCCGGAATGGGTCGCGTCTCCATGGGGCAGCTCCGTGATCGTTGGGCAGGAAGACAAGTCCGGCGCGGGGTTTCCCCGCGCCGGCACAGGGCGCCGCTCAGGCTGCGGCGAACTTCATCAGCTTGATCGCCTCCGAATTGCTGACCTGCCCCCCGACGCGCTTGGTCGCGTAGAAGTGCACGAACGGCTTGTTCGAATAGGGATCGCGCAGGATCTGCGTCTCCTGCCGCTCGGCGATGAGGTACCCCAAGCGGAAGTTGCCGAACGCGATCGACGCGCTATTGGCGGTGATGTCGGGCATGTCCTCCGCCTCCACCACGGGATAGCCGAGCAGCGTGTCCGGCTGGCCCGACACCAGCCCCGGCTGCCACAGGAACGCGCCGTCCGACGTCTTGAGCTTGCGGATGCGGGTGGAGGTCGCCGCGTTCATCACGAACACCGCTCCCTGCCGGTATGGCGCGCGCAGGCTCTGCACCAGGTCGATCAGCCGGTCCTGCGGCTCGCTGCCGAAGTCGCCCGCCGCCCCGCTCGGCACATATTGCAACGTGCCGAACCCGCGCGTGGCATCGCCTGCGGTCGAGACCGGTTGGCGCAGGAACCCCTTGGGCTGGTTGACGCCGGTGCCGTTGACGAACGCCTGCCCCTCGGCCGCCGCGAACTCCGCCGCAATCTCACCCGCCAGCCATTCCTCCACGTCGAACGCGGCATCGTCGAGCATCGCCTGGCTCGCCGCCGGATTGGCATAGAGGTCCCCCATCGGCGGCGACACCTCGTGGAAGCTCGGCGTCGCCGTCTCCGGCCGCGCCGCCGTCTCCGACGCCCAGCCCGATGGCGTGCCGCCGCTCGTCACCAGCTTGCGATAGCCGGCACTGCCGACCTTCACGACATTGGCGATCGCCCGGATCGGGCTCGCGACCTTCAGCAGCGTGTCGATCTGCCGGTCGATCTCCGTCGGCACCGCATAGCCGCCACCTTCTCCGGTCGTGCCGGTGAACGCCTTCATCTCCAGCGTGGCCCCGCTGCGCACAAAGCCTTCGAACGCCGCACCACCCGTCCGGGCTGCCGCCCCCGCCAGCATCGGCCGGGCCGCCGGCGTCCCAGCACCCTCCACGCCTGCGAAGCTCGCCTCCAGCGCATCTGCCTTGGTCTCGATCATCACCGTCTCCCACAAACAAAAAAGGGCGCCCCACTGGGACGCCCGCACCACTCCACGAAAGCCTTGCGCGCTCAGCCGGGCGCCACCGCATGCACCCACGCCAGCGGCTGCATCGGCACCGGCACCAGGCTGATCTCAACCAGTTCCAGCCGCGTCAGCTCGCGCCACCGCCCATGCCGCGCCGCCTGCACCCGATATCCGAACGATAGTCCGCCAACCGCGCCTTGCTGTACCTGCCGCGCCAGTTGCGGCAGCTCCACTCGCCCGATCACGCGCAGCCCACGGCTGTCCTCGCCGAGCATCTCGATCCGCCCGACCGGCGGGCCGCCGTGCTGCCACAGCAGCGGCACCAGTTCGGCCTCCGCAAAGGCCCCGGCGCGCACCACGTCGCCACCCCGATCCGGCGCATCAAAGATCGCGGCATAGCCGGCGAACCGCACGCTCACCGCAGCCAGCCTTCAAAGCCGGTCTTCACCGCGACCCCCACCAGCACCAAGGCCAGCAGCATCCGCACCACCCAGCCGATCGCCGCACGCGCCGCAGACCGCTTGGCATCGCGCCAGGCCGCCAGCAGTTCGCGCAGCTCCTTCATGTCTCCACCGGCCGCGGCATCCTCCAGCCCCAGCCGGGTGAGCGCGCGCATCGCCCCGACCTCGCCGGCTTCCTCGACGATCGCGCGCAGCGTCGCCAGGTCGGCGCCGTCCTGCCGCGCCTGGCCCATCAGCTGCGCCAGCACTTGTGCATTGTCCATTGCTGCCTCCGCCTGATAGTCCCCGCCGATGTCCCGCCGCCGCCTCCGCATCGTCCTGTTCGCCGCGCTGGCTGCCCTGGTATCGATCGCGTTCGTGCTGCCCTTCGTCCGCGGCAAGCAATGCACCGCGCAGGGCGGCCGCTTCGAACGCACCACCATGGTGTGCACCCTCCCGTCAGAGCGCCAGCACTGACCCATTCCCGTGCTCCCGCGAAGTCGGAAGCACCCTCGCACCCCCAGGCCGGGGCTTAGTCGCGACACCCTGCGAGTGGGCCAGCGGCCTCCTAAAGCCCCGCCCCAACCTCCGGCCCGACGCCCACCATCGCCCGCTTCTCCTCGCGCGTCAGGAACTCCGCCCCGCTGACCTGCGACCACAGCCGCTCGCGGTCCTCCGCCAGCGCCGGCACCCGGTCGAGGTCCACCGACAGCACCGGATCGGCGAAATGCCCCGCCAGGCCCTGCCCCAGCTCCGCCAGGATCCGCTCCGCCAGCGGCAGGATCGCCAGCCGCCTCAAGGCGCGATTGGCCTCGCGATAATTGGCGTAGGTGTTGTCGCCGGGCAGCCCCAGCAGCATCGGCGGCACGCCGAACGCGAGGGCGATCTCCCGCGCCGCCTGTGCCTTCAGCCCGTTGAAGTCCATGTCGGCCGGCGTCAGGCTCATCGCCTGCCACTTGAGCCCGCCCTCCAGCAGCATCGGCCGCCCTGCGTTGGCGGCACCGGCAAAGCCCGCCTCCATTTCGGCGCGCAGCCGGTCGAACTGGTCGCGCGACAGCACGCCGCCATCGCCCGGATCGTACACCAGCGCACCCGAAGGCCGCGCCGCGTTGTCGAGCAGCGCCTTGTTCCATCGCGCCGCCGCATTGTGGACCGCGATCGCTCCCGCCGCCGCCCCCAGGCAGCCAAGCCCATAATGATCGTCGAGCGGATGGAACGCCTTGATATGCACCACCGCCGTCCGCCCGCCGGCATCCTCTGCGGCCAGCCGCTGCACCTGCGCGCCCACCCGGTACCGGAACGCCACCGGCCAGCCATTGGCGTCCGGCTCCACCGTCACCCGCTCGGGACGAAGCGCATAGAGCTCGCCGACGCCCCCGCGACCGTTCTCGAGCAGTTGCACGAACGCATTGCCGTGGAGCAGCAGCTGTGCCGCGATCGTCTCGACCAGCACCTGCCCCGCCGACCGCCGCGTCACCAGCCGCACCAGCTCCGGGTCCGCACTCGTGATCGGTGCCGCCGCCACACCCTCGGCCACCATCCGCACCGCGCGCTGGGCGATCGCATTCTCCAGATAGCCCGCGCGCACCTGCGCTTCATAGCTGGTCGGCCAGCTGCCGAGCGCCGCCATCGCACCCGATGCCGCCAGCCGGCCGCCCCCCGTCGTGGCGTGTCTCCAGGCTCTTTCTGCCGAACCATTTCATGCTAGTTTCCTCCGCCAAGGAGAGTCTGGATGCCGCAAAGCGCACATTTCGCCCTGTTCCCCGCATCGCTGATGCTGTTCTGGCTGGGCGGCATGTTCGTCTGGGCCGGCTGGCGCATCCGTCGCCAGCAGGTCCGCCCCGCCGGCGGCGAACCCTACGCCCGCTCCGCTGCCCGCCACCTCACCATCGGCGGCAGCGTGTGCGCCGCCGCCTTCGTGCTTCTGTCCCTGTCGCTCTTCACCTGAGCGGGGTCACAGCCCGCGAACCGAGGCCGCTCCCCGGCGGCCGAGCATCAGCTCGTCCATCGCCCACACCAGCGCGTCCGCGCGGTCGGGCGATCGGCCCGGCCCTTCATAGCCGCCGCCCGCCACCAGCCCGCACAGCTCGTCCTCCAGCGCCGGGAAGGCGCCGACATGCGCCACGCGCCCGCGCTCATAGAGCGCCGCGACCGGCTCGGCCCGCGCCGACTTGCCGCGCGACGCATGCACCAGCCGCACCGGCAACGCCGCCTCGGCCGTGCGCAGCACCGTCTCCACCATCGCTCCGCCTTGGTTCGCCTCCGCCACCACCCGGTCCGCCTCGTGCCGCGCCGCGCAGGCCGCCACCACCCGCGCCCAGCCGTCCGGCGTCAGCCCGGCGGCGCTTGCATCCTCCAGCACATAGCCGCGCCCGTCGCTCGCCACGCCCGCCGCGACGATCCCGCAGGCGTCGCCCTCCGCACTGGCAGGCGGGTCGACGCCCACCACCACCCGCACCAGTTCGGGCGCGGTCGCGACCCGGCACCGCTCGATCAGCGCGCGCGTCCACAGCGCGCCCGGCACATCATCCAGCAATTCGCCGTCGAGTTCCTGCCGCCCCAGCCGGGTCCCGGCGTAGTGCGCGGTCATCGCCTCGACGAAGCTCGCCGGCAGGTGCGGGTTGTCGGCGGTGCGCCCATGCGTCTCATGCACCCCCGGCAGGCTCCGCACCCGCCGCAGCAGCGCGCCTGGGCGGGGCGTCGTCGTCACCACCAGCTGCGGCTGCTCGCCCAGCCTCAGGCCCATCATCAGATTGTCCCAGGCCGCGTCTCCCTCACGCCACTTGGCAATCTCGTCGCACCAGCCGGCATGATGCTCGGGTCCGCGCAGCTTTTCCGGCGCGGCCGCCGAATAGGCAAAGGCCTTCGCGCCCGACGCAAAATGCAGCACGCCCCCCTTCCACAGCGTCGGCTCGCGTTCGCGGGCACTCGCCTGCAGCCCGCCCTCGCCGCCGATCATCACCCGGTGCACATCGTCCAGCGTCGCGCCCACCAGCGCGATCCGCGCCTCGGGATGGCTGCGCGCAAAGCCCGACACCCACTCGGCCGCCGCCCGCGTCTTGCCAAAGCCGCGCCCGGCCAGGATCATCCAGATCCGCCAGTCGTCCGCGCCCGGCAGCTGTCCCGCGTGCGCCCAGCGTTCCCATCGCTCCAGCAATTCGCGGCGCTGCTCCGGCGACAACGCCGCCAGCGTCGCCGCCTGGGTTGCGGGATCGGCGGCGGCAAGCGCCGACATCGCCGCCGCGCGCTCCTCCTCCGGGCTCACGCATCGCCTCCCCCTTGCGCCCGCCGCGCGCGCGCTTCCTCGGCAGCTTGGCGCTTGCCCAGCATCGCCAGCCGCTTGAGGATCGCAGCATCAGTCTTGTCGGCCGCTCCGGCCCCCGACCTGGACCGCTTGCCCACGGGCGCCTCCGTCTCCAGCGGCCCGCTCGCCTCCCCGGCCAGCACGGCGCCGGTGCGCTCGATCAGCATCGCCTCCAGCCGGTCGTACCCGACCCGCAGTGCGGCCCGCCAACCCTGGGCAAACCCGGCATCGGTGCGACACGCAGCATAGGCCTGGAGCGGCGCGATCGCGACCGCCCCGGCGGCAGCTTCGACGCTGCCGGTCGCCGCCAGATGGTCGAGAAAGCTGCGTCGTTCGGTGACGCTCAGCCCCCGCTTCGTGCAACCGGTGCGATTCGAGCCGTCCGCGATCTGCTTCGCCATCGCCCCTCCCCCGAATGCAGGCGGGGCCACTGCCCCCGGCACCAGCCCCGCCCGCAAATCTTCATCGTTCCTGTTATGTGCCATATCAGCGTGACGATGTCAAGCGCTTTGTACCTGTTTGGTTCGTTGCCTGTGCCCGCGATAAAGTCTCGGCGACACGCGCCTGCTCCGGTACGGATGGCTGCGTATGACCTCGCCCTCACCGCTTCTACGCCGCCTCACCTCGGTCATCGACGGCTACAGCATGCTGCTGATCGGCACCGTGCTCCTCGCAACGCTGCTTCCGTGCCGTGGCCGAGTCGCGGAAGGGTTCGCGATCCTCACCCAGGCGGCGATCGCCCTCCTGTTCTTCCTCCACGGCGCAAAGCTGTCGCGAGAGGCGATCCTCTCGGGCCTCACGGCCTGGCGGTTGCACCTGGTCGTATTCGCCGCCACCTTCTTGATGTTCCCGGCACTCGGCCTTGGGGTGGAGGCGGGCTCCTCCTGGTTTCTCTCGCCCCTGCTGGCGCAAGGCCTGCTGTTCCTCACGCTGCTGCCCTCCACCGTCCAGTCCTCGATCGCCTTCACCGCCATCGCGCGCGGCAACGTCCCCGCCGCGGTGTGCAGCGCCTCGCTTTCCAACATCGCCGGCATCTTCGTGACGCCGCTGCTCGTCGCCCTGCTCATGGGTGTGTCGGGCAGCGGCGGCGACTCGATTGCCGCAATGGAGCAGATCGCGCTCCAGCTGCTGCTCCCCTTCATCCTCGGCCATCTCGCCCGCCCGCTGGTCGGCGGCTTCATCGGGCGCCACAAGGCGATGGTCTCCGTGGTCGATCGCGGCTCGATCCTGCTCGTCGTCTACACCGCCTTCAGCGCCGCGGTGATCGAGGGGCTGTGGCATCGCGTTCCCGCCTGGCAGCTGGGGCTGGTCACGGCCGTCTGCTGCCTGCTGCTGGCAGTCGTACTGCTCGCCACGCGCACCCTTGCCCGCCGGTTCGGCTTCGCGCGTGCCGACGAAATCGTGATCGTCTTTTGCGGCTCGAAGAAGAGCCTCGCCTCGGGCGTGCCGATGGCCGGCGTCCTCTTCCCCGCCGCTCAGGTCGGTGCGCTGATCCTGCCGCTGATGATCTTCCACCAGCTCCAGCTGCTCGCCTGCGCGGTCATCGCGCGGCGCTATGCCCAGGCGGAAGTTCCTGCGGAAGCTTGACAGCCGCCGCCCGCTCGGGCGCAACACATGCCTGTCGCAAGGATGAGAGACCGGATGATCAAGACCCTGCTGCGCACCGCCGGCCTGTTCGCCTTTGCCGCCTGGACGATGCCCCTTCCCGCGCAGGCCCCGGCGCAAGCCACCCCGGCGGCGACGGTCGATGCCGACCCCGCGCTTTGGGTGGTGAAGGACGACGACACCACCATCTACCTGTTCGGCACCATCCACCTGCTCAAGCCCGGCCTCAGTTGGTTCGATGAGGCGGTGAAGACCGCCTTCGACCGCAGCGACGAGTTGGTGCAGGAGATCGTCCTCCCGGATCCTCAGGCCGTGCAAAAGGCGCTGGTGGCGACCGCCCTCAACCCGACCGGCCCCGGGCTCGAGCAGAAGCTTCCCGCCGATACGCGCAAGGCCTATCTGGCGGCGCTCGCCGACGTGGGCGTGCCGCCCGCCACCTTCGATCGCTTCGATCCCTGGTTCGCCGCGACCAACCTGTCCGTGCTCAAGCTGGTGAAGGCCGGCTATGATCCCAATAGCGGCACCGAACAGGCACTCACCGCCGCCGCCAAGCAGGCCGGCAAGCCGGTGACCGGCCTCGAAACGCTCGAACAGCAGTTCGGATACTTCGACGGCCTGTCCGAAAAATCGCAGATCGCCTTCCTCACCGACACCATCAAGCAGCTGCCCGATGCCGAAAAGGAAATCGGCAAGATGGTGACTCAATGGTCGGCCGGAGACACCGACGCCCTCGCCCAGACGATGAACGAAGGCCTCGACGCCACGCCGGAAATCGCCAAGATCCTGCTGCTCGATCGCAACGTCCGCTGGGCGAGCTGGATCGCCGATCGCATGGCAAAGCCCGGCACCGTCTTCGTCGCGGTCGGCGCCGGCCATCTTGCCGGCAAGGACAGCGTCCAGGCACAGCTCGCCACCCACCGTCTGAAGGCGGAACGCGTCCGCTATTGACGGGCGCCGCTGGGGCTCGTGCCCAAGCCCCAGCATCGGGTCCCCGCGCAGGCGGGGACCCAGAGCCTAGCAGAGCAACCACCGACGGCTTCTTGAGGCTCCGGACCCCCGCCTCGCGAGAGAACAAGAGAAAGTCCGGGACCCCGCCCGCGCCGCTAGAGCAGCAGCCAATCCTCGCGCGTGCGGCCGACAGCGCCGCCGCCCTGTCGCCGCGCAAGCTCCTGCTCTGCGGTGTAGCGCACGTCCACGTCGCGATCGGTCAGGAACCGATCGAGCGACTCATCGTCGATCTCGGTCCACTCGCGCCCGCGATCGGGGCCATAGCGCACCCGCGGCAACAGGCCCGGCATGTTCGACCATTCGATCAGCTGAGCGAGACTCGACTCGTTGAGCATGTCGCGCAGGTGGAATGCTGTGACATAGGCGTCTGGAAAGGCACGATGCGCCGGCAGTCCGCGCTCATGCTCGATGCCATAGGGCCGCCGCCAATAGCGGAGCATCTGGTTGGAAAATCCGGGCGAGTCCGGCCACAGCCGAAGCGCGCATTTCCAGGTGCAGATCCAGTCCGCACCACGCGTCAGCGGTGCCGTGCAGAATTGCTGCTCGAAATCCGCGCGGTGCGCCGCAAGCGCGATCCGACGGGGATAGGGATCCAGCACGCGGCGCGCGACGTCGTGCCAAAAAGGTGCGTCGGCGACCTGTTCGTCCAGGATGTGGTGCACCGCCTGGGTGACCGGCGGAATCATCCGGCCGGGATTGACCAGGTGCGACCCGCCCTCACCCAGCAGTTCCCAGCGTCCGTTGTCTCCCAGGGCCACGTCCTGCCATCCGATCTCGCACACGCCATGGGCGGGCGGCGCGCTGCCGGTGGTTTCTAGGTCGATGACGCGAATGATCTGGGGGGAAGCCATGGCCCCGAAATGGGGCACCCAGTGCCGGATTGCCAGCCCACCCGGTGGCGATACTGTCGCCGGGTGGCACAGCGGAAAGAGACCGGGGCGCCGTGCCGCCCCGGTCCCGTT